TAACCAATACGAATATTGGTACCATCTACCTTCTCCGTGAATTCCCATTCACTGCTAGCCAAATACTTTAGCTCTGGCGTTGTCCAGTCGCCTTCAATCATTGGCTTCTTTGGTGCTTGCAAGTCACGCTTGAATAGCGTTTGAATCTTATGATACTCTTCCATCAGAATAATTCCTCCTGTCCCTCTACTTGTGGTGGGGTTGGTGTTCCTTCTTTATACTTCTGGCACCAGATACCTTGACCGTCCATGTCTTCTATTTCAGGTACCGGTTTCTCCAGGATAATCTGTCCGGATATTTCCAGACACATAGGGAATTCTCCCTCTTCTCGGAATACGCAAGTGCCACACTGCTGCTCCTCAATAAAATTGATGGCGTCAGTAACGTATTCAAATCTATAATCGCGGCGTGGCTTATACATCTTTGCGAGGCCAACCTTCCCAAATCTTGTCTCGGTATGGATTACCCATGTACCATAATCTGCTATATCCATGTTTCTTCGTGATAATAGCTAAATAACCAACACCATTGATATGCCACTTAGGCTTTGGGCATGGCGTATAGTCATCACCGAAATCTTCTAGTGGCCCACGGCACTTATAGAAAGTAGGCCAATGCCCATAGATGCCGCTAGTTCTTTTCCATGGAATGGTTGTCTTGTCGTACCGAGAAATAATTGTCATCTAGCACCTCCAGCGGACCGTATGCTCGCTCTAACCACTGGATACCAGCAGATAGAATGCCAATCTCATCGGCCGTGGTGACCATACCACCATCCCTGACTACCGCCCAAATGATGCCACGGCTATCTTTCACATACTTATCTGGCTTGATTGCCTGTCTTGATTCCATTTTTCGCTCCAATAGTGAAAGGGCCGGTTTCCCGGCCCCTTCAATTATTCGTATCCTTCGCCGCCTGTTAGTAATGCATCTAGGGCTGACCGTCTCTTCTCTGGGAAGTAAACCGTACATGCAACACAATAGAACAAATCATGGTCACACTCAGAAGGCTTCAATTGCCTCCACTTTGGGTACCGTAACGGCATTGGTCCAGACCCACAAGCATTACACCATTCATCCTCACCAAGATTACGACCACTATTGCAGCTAGTGCAAACCTCTGGTCGTTGCAATCTGGCATCCCGACGATACTTAAAGGTTCGTACCGCCTTCTCAGGAAGTGTACCATCCGCGTTGGGCATTAAGTCACCCTTCTTGGCGTTACACTTCTTCTCCATCAACTTAAGGTTTGATAAATCCCAAACCTGCTCAAACGTCCAGTCCATTTCATATGCCTTGGACTGTGGAATGTGGTGGTCGATGGTTACTTCTCTGGGACCCTCCGTGACACTGAAGTCTAGTTCATTACCACAACCAGGGTACATACACTTAGTACCGTCGCGGGCAACCAGTGCCGTCAACATCTCGTCTCGGCTCATCTTGTTACGTTCTGTTACTGTCATGTCATACTCCTTTCTGTGTGGTTTCTCCCATTTTACCATCTGTACCAGCGCGTGTCAAAGCACGGTGGCTCGTGAAAGATAGTCCTGTAACTCTGGTGGCATCGTTCGCCGTGGTGGGTTGATGACCTCACCAGCGCGCTGCGCAACCAAGGCTATTTCCTCGGCCTGCTCTCTACGCTCCAGACGCAGTCTAGCCTGAAGTTCGGCGTACGTCAAGACCTCGACCTGCTCGTTCACCGGCTTCGACGTACCGTCTATGGCGTTGAATATAGCTCCACAGACTGCATCTGACAAATCCTTAAATCCAGAGCGTGGGTGGTCAACCTTATCTTTGATATATCTAAGCTGCTTCAACTCGTCAACCAACTCAACAATATTGGGTCCGACCAGTCGATTATCATACATCAATGACAGGAAGTCGTCATAATGCTTATTAGCGACTGACAACAAATCAGTCTTTACATGATACTTATTCAATGTATTCATCGTGTCATTGGAGTTCCAGCGGTCGAAGGTGACCAACTTAAGATTAAACCCGCGCTGCTTTAGGGAGATGATGTAGTCCACAACCTCCTTATAATCCATTGGCTTATCGTGACTAGGCTTCCACCATCTTACCGCGTCTACCTTGACGAATGGATATGATTCCTTGTAATGGTCACCAACTTCATGGGTTACCCATTTCTCTACGTGCGCCAGCGCTACCGCGCATCGGTCGTGGACCTTGGAAAGGTCAACATGCACAAAGTAATTGGTATCTGGCTGTGGTCGGAAGTCATCCAAGAAAACCCCATGACTATCAACGCCATTCCTAATAACGAATGAATTAGTGATTGACTCCTTATTCTTGAAGAACGCAGAGTCAACACTATCACTAGGCATGCAGGCGAATCGTCCCAGCGCATCTGCCTTATTGGAGTGGAATGCTTTGACCATTGCCGGTGAGTCAATCCTAACCGTTGGATTGACTTCCCAGGTTGGTCGCTTCAATGCAAAGGTACCTGGATACCTGTACCTAAGGATATGGTCTTCTTCCCATTCAATATCAAACTCATTACCCTCGAATCCATCTGGCAGTTCTGGGTCTAGCTTGAAATGATGAGTACGGATGATAACTTCCTTCTGCACTACCGCGCCTAGCGGACCAACATCCGGGTCATCATTCTCATATTTCATCTGAATATAGTCACCCTTATATCTAGGGAATGACAGCAGATAAAGCTTACCGAAGTCTGGGAATCTGGAGTCTACCGATGCCCTATACATGTCATAGGTCGCTTGAGCCGTATTGGCCTGCTTGTTACCAGTGTTAGATTCCAATTGGAATGCGGAAATCTCGTCCAGTACCGCCAGGAACAGGTTCAGTCCCTCGAATGCCTCTCGCTGAGAATGACCCGAGAATACTCGCACTGACTTATCAAACTCAATGGAAATCTGAGTATCAGTGAACTTACCCGCGAACCATGGACAGTTCTTAATACGCTTAACAAAGTTAGCGAAGAATACGTTCTTTGCCTGGTCGGAGTTGACAGCGATATTGACAATATCAATCGAGTCGTCCGATGGCTTACCATAATATGCCGATGGGTCTTTCAGACACAGCAATAGATATACGATATAGGCACATACAATCGTGGAGGTATAATCCTTACCGGAGCCCTTACCTAGCTGGAGGATAATCTCGTTATAAGTTTCCTTCCATCGCTGCGCGGCTCGCTCCTCACCATACAGTGCGACCAGTGTCTTATACTTGTATATCTGACTACCGGCCTTAATCATTGTATACTGGTAATGAGATAGTGGTGGTAACTTAAGGAAGCTATCCGATGTCACGAACTCTTCTATCTCTACCGGCTTTTCTTCAAAATCCTCATCCGACAGAGCATTGAATACATCGAGAAAGAAATTATCTGTCATGTATTACAACGACCTCAACTTGGCCGGTAACCTGAGACATCTTATCCTTAATCTTCATCCTACAATCCATGCAAAGGTCGCTGCGTAGGATATCAATAAGGATACCCTGCTTGCGTTCAGTCTCAGCAATCTGGTCACCCATATCTGCGGCATCCAGCAATCCTGACTTCTGCAATGCATCAACGCGCTTGGCCTCAAGGTCAGCTACGGTCCGAATAGCGCCTAGCTTCTGGGCAATCTTTTGTGGAGTTGTCCCGCTTAATGTCAGGTCATCCTCAACCTGTTCGATGGCCTCCCATGCTCGCCTAATCAACATAGTGAAATGGGCGTCCATGGCGTTCATTGCATCAACGGCTCTATCCTGCATAGCTGATGACGCAGCGGCAGTCTTTTTCCAATCCTCCCAGAGTTGCAGAACAACCTTGCGCTGGAGCCCGGTCTCTCTCATTACCTCTACCGGCTGGCGGCCCTGGAGCATCATTTCAGCTACCTTGGCCATATTGTCAATACGGGCGGTATCGTAGATGTCTACCTCAGTCATCTCATCGACCCGCCCGTACTTGATGGAGCCCACGTAAGGCCCTTGAAAGATACTACTCTATGTAACCAGCCACCGCAGCCTTCGCAGTATGTTGGTTCGTCACGCTCAGCAATCGGAACATTCTGTTCTACGATGCTATCGCAACTCTGGCATTTATAATCATAAGTCGGCATGTCTCAATTGTACCATGAATAACGATTTAGTACTTGTCGAGTATGATGCGAGCGAACTCAGCTACTGAGCGTACGCGCCTCTCGACCTTCACGCCTTCGTTCCATGGTCGTGTGATTAGGTATGCTTCTGTACCGGCCTCATTGAGCGCATGATAATTATTTAGGTTGTCCTCGACAAACACATCCGTCCGAATGACCGTTTTATCCTCAGAGAACGTCAGGCTGTGGTACTTGAACCCGGCTCCGTTCAGCCAGGTCTCAGTGACCTTCTCGGCCAGGCCTGGTCGGTCCTCGAATCCTCGGTGAGTCACGATATGAATCCTGTGACCAGCATCGAACAGGGCATTGTTAGCCTCGACCGCTCCACGGAATGGCGCATTGTTGAAAATCAATCCAGCCTCAACGCCCTGCTTCCAGAATTCCATCCATCGCTCATCAGTCCAGCCATCCCACTCGCGCCAGAAATGATAGTTGTATGGATTACACTTCAGGTCAAAGCCACTGCGACGAAGCCAGGCATTAACTCCAGCCTGGAACATCAAGTTCACACCGTCTAGGTCTTCACCTATATTCAGAATACTTTTTGGCACGACCGACAACCTCCTTCAAATCATTAAGAGTACCGTCATTAGGAATGACCACATCGAATGGCCACATGTCTAGGCCTATCTCACTAATATGGTCATTAACTGGATGTACACCTGGACGATTTATTCTCCATACCTTACCGGCCTTTGTGGTGATGGCCGTGGCCTCATTCAAAAACCTGCAGTCCGTCACAACATAATTCTTAGTACGGTCTAGGTCAATCAAGGTTGCCTCTACCCAAATGTTATCGCCCAGCAATTCTCTACCGACCTCTGTACCAAATCGCTGTAGATACTTTCTGATATGCTTACCCCACCCAGTGGACTTATACCCATCCCATGTGTAGGTATCGATAATAAACTTCAGTGGCAGAAAGGGCTGAACGCCTTCCGGCAAATCACCGAATTCATAGTCCCAGAGTACAATTGGGTCCATAGCATACAGACACTCGCGCAACTTGTCAGCAAATGCCAATCGCTCGAACCCAAAATTCTCAACCAGTATATCTGCTACCGCATCCTTGCCCACTCGGGCATATCCGCTTAATCCTATTATCATTCAATTACTCGCTGTCCTCGTTGATTGGTTCGGTGACCCCACTCATGTACCGCCACCGTCTCTGATGAAAACTTTCGATTCAGGTCTGGTTCTTCTCCATACCCGAACTCACTAAAATGAATTGGATTGAATACGTTTCTTGGAAAGGTCTGCACCTCACCGTATTCCCTAATAGCCTGCTGAAGCAACTGCACACCAGTGGTTGCATTCATATATGCACCTGGCATACCAAAATACCTCTGCGGCAATAACTCAATTACCTTTTTGAAAAACGGATGCTTTGGTGGCGCATACATAGCCATGTTAACCGGATGAATATCATCCTCCATTGCCAGAGCGACATCATCCCTGTCAAAATTCAGCAGGCTCAGAGACCTCAATGGCTTCAGGTCAGTATTGAAATACCATCCGCCATATTCATATAGCAATTCATAATCCAAAACATCAGCAACATGAGTGTAAAATGCAATCATGTCAGCACCAGGCTTCTTGGAATTAACAATCATATCGTCCAGAACATCCTGGTTATACCACTCGGTGGTACCGAAGTCCAAATCATTCCAATCCCAGACATCGTACGATGGATTGAGTCTCTTCCAGTCCAGACCATATAACTGGAACTTGTCTGGCATCTCACCACCCAACCATATCCTATGAATCAATGTCATAACTTATCCGCCAGTTCTTTGTATTGCTCCAGAATGTTTGTGTTATTCAGTAAATATTCCCTCTGATGATAGAAAGAGAAGTGGCTAATTAAACTATTCGGAACAATCATGTTTGGTCGTTGCAATTCGTAAGGCTTGTTGATTGTGTGCCAGCCCTCTTCCTCTCCACCCAAATGACCATCGACCTTCTTGTATTCTGTTCCAAATTGAGCAAAGCATGATACGCTAAACTGCTGACCAACAGATAGCTGAATGCTATGATGCATGAACAGCTTTTCTACTTCGTCCTCCTCAATCATCTTTAGCAAATGATTATGAATGTTTTCGGCAAATTGTGCATCAGCCCAACCGACCGGGTCCATACAATGATTTCCGACGAAACCCCACCATGATGGCATTTGCTGTCCCTGTTGCAAATAATAGGAACACACGGCATTGTTCCAAATAATTGGAAAAACTACAAACGGAAATGGATTGTCTATTCTCTGCTCTACGAGTCTTTGGATAGCATTCTTTTCAATCCATACAATGTCGTCGTCCATACGCACATAGATAGTGTCCTCTTCTTGTGTGTAGGTATAGAATCGCCCGGTATTCATTTGCTTAGGATATAGTACTTCGCCGGGTGGTCGCTCGAATGTTTTAATCCAGTCATGCTCCTCGGCCAGTTGCTGTCCATATGCTACATCTTCATACTGATGGTCATCGGTATTCATCCATAGGTGCCACTCATCAACCATACCGGCTGCGTGGTCACGAGCCAAATACTTATAAAGAATACTAGCAGTCAATTCCCTGCCCCATGGAGTAAATACAACCACTTTCTTGTTTCTAATCATACTCTAAGCGACCTGTAATAGTCTACGGTTCTCTGTAGTCCATCTTCCAAAGAAACAAAAGAATCCTTGTCTATATTCAATGGAGCAAGAGTGGATGGGTCAGCGATAACAACACCATGCTCCTCTTCTCCCGGACGCATAGGCGAGTGTTCAAGAACAGATTTGGACTCTGCTACTCTAATCACAGTTTCAGCAACCTCGTTGACAGTAATAGGTTCGCCATATCCAACCTCAAATGCACTATCATAAACTTTGCCTTGGTCTGCATGCTTCATGGCTTCTACCAGAACACGAGCCACATCTTCGACATAAACCATGTCAGAAATCTGAGTGCCATCACCGTATATACCAATAGGCAAATCTCTAATCGCCGCGTTAACAAATGCTGGCGTAATCTTCTTGACCTTGGAAGGTCCGTATGGTGGATATGATATCTGGCGAGGACCAAAACAATTGGTTGGTCGGACAAGATTAATCTTGGTGCCAGATTCCTTATTGAACATCTTTACAAATCGTTCCATTGTTGACTTAGTGATGGAGTAGGTATTATTCATCCAATGATTACCTACCGCAATGTTGACACCAGGGACATTATATTGTGCAGCGGCCTTGAATACATTCAGGCCACCTAGAATGTTAGTGTGTGCTGCTGGGTTTGGATTCTTAATTGTTTCTTGTGTACCCAGCACTCCAGCAAGATGAATAAAGTTATCGGCGTGGGCAAATGCTTCTGTCACCCGCACATCATCCACGATATCACCAAGGAAAAACTCTGAACCTTCGGCACGGACGCCTTTGTCGTAAGAATCAAAAACAATAGGAGTGTACCCTTGCTTGATTAATTCCTCAACGACGTATTGACCAATGAACCCTTGGCCACCTGTTACTAACACCTTCATCTGATAAACTCCGTATTGTGTATAGTTGTCTCTGGATAATCATAATCAACAAAGACCTTGTCTGGCTTAGGTGCGTAA